CATTTGCATCATCTGCAGCTTTCATAGATTTCTTTTCAATATCTTTTGCTGAACCATCTTTGGGTTTACCACTTCCTGGCCCACCTTCTTTTTTCAATTGATGAGCTTTCATCGTATCTTCAAGAGTAGGTAATGGTTGTCCAAATTCTCTATTTAGAATATCAAGACCTTCTGCTAAATATTTATCATTCTCTTTCATTATTGTAGTTTCCCAACTTTATTAGCTAATTTAACTAATCGTTCTGAAATTTTATTCATTGCTTTATGAGTGTTCTTCCAATAAGATTTTGAATCTACACTTAACTCATTCTTTAATTTAACATTCATATCAATAAGTTTACTTAATTCAGTTAGTTTATCCCTAACCTCTCTCATTGATACACCAATCTTTTGTTTTGCAGTTAAAGTATCATCATTACGATATTTTGTATACCGAGCTTCAGTTATAGATTCTCCAATCTGTCTAAACGCTCTTGATAAGTATTCTAAATCTGCATAAACTTTGTTGTTTAAAACTACTTTAGCTTGTTTGTTCTTACCTCTTAGATGAAGAGCTTTCACAACTTTCATTTGTTTTAAAATTTCATCAGCAACTTTATCTACTTTTCCTGCATTAGCCAAATCTCTTAAATTAGCTTCTTTTATTTCTGTTTTCTTATCAATTTGTTTACCGAATGCAGTTTGAACTCTTGATACACTTTTAATACCCTTCATACCTTTTTTCAAACTTCTACCAACAAGAGTTTTTGCTTGTCCAGCGCCTGATGCATCAACTATAATTTTACCAACACCATCAACCGTAACTGCCCATTTAGCTTCTACAACTTTGAACTCTGTTCCTTTTTCAGCAGTTTTCTTTCTTTTCTCATTTCCTTTAGATTGGAAAGCGTTTGGTGTAGAATATTCACCACCTGCGGTTGCAGTTGTTGAAGCTTCTTTTATTTCTTTTTTGATTATTGTACGAAGTAATTCCGTAAACTTTTTTCTACTTATTTTTGTGGACATCATCTAACTCCCCTACCAATTCATAATATCTCATCAATGAAACAACATTAGAATCTTTTACATGAGTTCCTTTTGTTGCAGTATCTGTATGAGTAATAGCTTCGGTTAATTTAATCTTGGTAATCTTATCATCAACTTTTCGTAAGTGTGATTTTAAGGTTTTTTTAATTTTAATAACTTCAGCATCTATGAATTCGCGTAAAGAATTAGTATTTGAAAGATTATTAATATACTCTTTCAATAGTGTTCTTTGATTATCATTTAATCTGCTGTATTTTTTATTGAACTTATCAACCAATAACTGATATGTTAACAATCTTAAATCTTTATCTTGTTTATTTAAGTTCTCTTGAACACCACCTTTAGTTTTCTTGGAGCGTCTGACTTTAGTGATGTTTTCAATAATTGTTACTTTACTATCAGTTTCTTCTACTGGAGTGATTTTTTCTTTTAAAGATTCACCTTCAAATACATTATAAATTGAAGCCAAAAGTTTATATCCTGGAATTCGTGTACTAAAGAAATCTCCTGCATCATAACATTCTTTAATCGTTTTGATCAAATTATATTTTTCATTTCGTAGTTTACGATTTGATAAATGCCTACGACTTTTGATTACTGCGGAAAGCAAAATGTTTGCTTGTTCGTTAGTTTTATATGTTTTTTCTATCAGAATCTTGTAAAGTTCATATTCTTTCCCAAGTTCTGAATTTAATTTAAATGTTTCTTTTAAAATGCTAACAGCCTTACTATCTTCTGTACCATTTAGTACATCAACAGTTATTTGGCGAGTCAACAATTCGAAAAGAATACCAGTATTTTTAATTTTACTGTGCTTCTTGTTATAATTCATCAAACACTCCATTCATGATAAGTTTATACATAAATAAATATAAAAACTTCAAATAATCGTTATTTATCTTCAGTAAATTCTTTATATTCTTTATCTATTTCTTCACTATCAATTGTTTCTTTTAATATTTCTCTTGCTTTACTCCCGAAAGATTTTTTTAATCTATCAAAATGAGCTAAAGCCATAGGTATTTTTGGTCTACCAAGTGGATCTCGTCCTCTTGCACTACCATCTTTACTATATTTACTTCCCTCTTTTGGTCTTCCAGCTCCCTCTTGTCCACCTTCAGGTGCCCCACCTTCATCATCAAAGATAGAACCTGCTAATGTTTCAGGTGGTTCTGCCTCATCATCGGCTCCCAATCCAATTGCAGCCATATCACTTGGTGTTCCAACTGAATCACCACTAGCTGCAGGATCATTACCTTCTTGTTCTATTTGTGAATATCTAAATTTAGTTTTTTGATCATCCACTAATTCTTTTTCAAGTTGTTCTTGTTCTTTTGATGTAAAATTGAAAATATTTTTATACACCCAATCACTTGACATTAAACTATTGTCTTTTACATCACGAGCTAAATTAACTTTATTACTCCACAATTCAATCTTCTCTTGTTCATAAATTGTAGATGGATTAGTTAATTTCAATTCAAAGTTTACCAATTCTTCATCTGTATATCCTTGTGCATATAAATGAACAACTGCAATCTTTGTTAATTCACTTGTTAAAATTCTTTGTATTCTTTCAATGGTACGAGCAAATCTTACATCTTCTGCTGCAAGTGTTGCTTTACTTCCAAGTGATTCTTCATATCCTAAGAATGCTTTTGGTATTCTTAAAGCCGCTAACATACGATTTTTTAAATACTCAATATCTTCTGTAGTTTCATATTGCATTCCTGGTAATGAATCAACTGATGTTCCACTATCTCCACCACGAACTGGCATAAAGAAGTCTTCTGTAAGATTCTGTATATTAAACTTTAAGTTATAATCTCCAGTAGTGTCATCCATAAAAGGTGTCTTCTTCATTTTGTTGATTATTCGTTGCATATAATTGTCAACTTCGTTTGGTGGAATATTTCCAATATCAACTTTGAATACTCTCTTTTCTGGTGCTCTCATAATTCTATGGATTAACATAGCATCTTCCATCAATGTAATTTGTTTCCAAACTTTTCTTGCACTTTCTACCATTGACTTACCATACGGTAACATATTACTATCGTTTGCTAATCTAAAATGAGCAATTTGGAAATTCTCAAATTCTATTTTTTTATTTGAACTTGTACGAGCAAAATAAGGATGAGCTTGTTCCATTGCTTCTAAATAAAATTTTGTATAATATGGATTTTCTGGGTCTTCACCTTCTACTCTAATAATTTCATAAGGCGACATTGGAACTACATTATGAATTCCATACTTATCACTAATATCTAAGTACAAAAAGAAGTCTCCATACTTACACATATTTCTTACCCAAGGCCATAGATTAAATTCTATGTTCATAATATCATAGAATAAGTTATGTAGTATTTGTTTTATTTGATCATTATCACTTTGTATTTCTAACGATTCTCCATACGCACTTTTCATTGTTGATTCATCTGCGTATGTATCAAGTGCAGATGCGATAATTGAATCTGCCTCCATCGTTTCATAATCTTTAAATAACCCCATTCGTGCAGCCTGTATCTGTGCGTAGCTGGAATATCCAGTATTCATCATATCCAATCCACTATGTAGTTTTGAATATCTATCAACCAAATGTGATTTCACTTGTGATTGAACTTGTTCTGTATCGGCTATTTTTAGTTTCTTACCACCAACATTTCTTACAATTACATTTGTACTAAATAATCGTTGTAATCGACTAAATAATGATTTATCTGCCATATTTTACCTCACTTACAAAAGCCACTTTAACGACTCCTTTTTTCTATCTCGGCCTACTTCCCAATCCCATTCACCATTGTCATTGTCTTCGGGTAGATATAGACCATCAATATCTTGAAATCTATCAAGTGTCTTTTTTGTTAATTCAATTCCTTCAGTTCGTAATCTTAAAGCAGTATCACGAACCCATAAACCAATTGCAAAAGACATAACCAAATCATCGTTATATCCTCTCATTGCTTCTGCTCTATTGTTTAGATAAATAAATGTTAATAATTCATCTATCAATCTATTGGAACGAACCACTACTGATTCATCCCTAAAATATTCCTCTAACTTTGCAATAATCAAAGGTCGAGTTTTCATAGTGGTACTGAATCCAGCCACCATTTTCTTTTCTTCACTTCTAAATCGATTGTTCATTTGATGAGCAATATCGACATATCTTAAATCTTTACTTGTATAAAATAAATTAGGATAATCCCTATCTATTACTTGCTGGATGGTTGCCCAACCAATGTTATTGTTTTCTATAATTAGTAAAGCATCGTTATATTCAGTTGAAATACTAACCAACATATTTCCAAAATCTTTTGTAGGAATCCTACCTTTATACTCTGCCACTTGTTCTACTTTTTCTACATCAATAACATGAAATGCACTATAGTCTGCTGCATCACCACGACCAACATCAGCAGTTACCACATAACTCTTTGTATAATTTGGTGGCACCCATACCCATAAATTATTATCAACACCTCGTTTTTCAATTGGTTCTTTCACTTGAGTTTCTCTACACTTCTCTAATAATACACCATCAATTACTGAAGTACCAGAAGTAATAAAATCACAATCACACTCTTGAGCTGCACTCTGTAATCCTAACAAAGTATCTTGTTCATCTCTCCACTCTTGATCTCTATCTGGATGAACAGTCCAATGTAATTTAATAAAATTAAACAGTCCACGACCTTCTTCTGCATCAACCCAATTTTTATGAAACCAATTACCAACTCCATTTGGTGTTGAAAGTGCTATACAACTACCACCAGTAGTTAGTGTTTGTTGTGAAGCAGTCCATATATCATCAATCTTATCTACAAAAGCAGCCTCATCTAATATCAATAATGACAGAGCTTCAGAACGAGCTGCTTCAGGTCCTGAAGAAACTGCCTTAATCTGTGAACCATTCATATATCGAAGATTTAATTTGTTATCCTCAACACATTTTTGTTTCAACCAAGATGGTAAGTTTGAGTGCATAACACGAACTTTCGTTACCAAGTTTTTAGCAACTTCTTGTTTCGTAGCAATAACCAACACATTCTTATCTTGATGAAATGTCATCAACCATAAAGAATATCCAGCAGTTAATGTACTAATACCCAATTGTCTTGCCTTTAATAGTATATTAAATCTATTTTCTTGAAATTCATTTACTGTTTTTTCTTGAAAATCATACAAATCAAATGGTATTTTCCCCTGTATTGGATGTTGTATCACACAATACTTCTTCATAAAATATGCAGGATCTTGAGCACACTTTACATACTCTTGTTTAATTACTTCTTTTATCTGTGTTGCCATTATTCGCCTACTAATTGTCCTGTCAACCAAACTGATGTTGAAGTGGCCACTACTCCATAAGTAAACCACAACCACTTATTCTCATGCCATTTCGGTTTGACAACTTTTATTTTTTCTTTATAAAGTTGATTAGTTTCTTTTAATAAATCAATTTGATGTACTCTCGTTGAAATTATCAAAGAATCTAAAGTAGAATTTTCTTCTAACATTTTAACTTGAAGTTCTAAATCTGAAATTAAACTCATTTGTAAACTATCTGATGTCTCGTATTGTTTGAGTTTATTTGCCCATTCAATTACATCTGATTTAGGTACAGATACAGTTTTTTCGTCAGATTGTCCATAAAGAAACCCAACTAATAGTAATATGTATATAATATATCTCATATATATAAATATATACTACTTAGAAAATTTCTTCAAATATTTTAAAGCTTCGTCGCTATCGTCAAATTCAACAGCTTTCTTAGCTTGAACAATTTGTTTCTTAGTAGTAGTTACCTTTCGTTTAAGGGATGCTACCTCTTTTTTGTTAACTTTTTTCTTAGATTCGAGTGCAGTAACTTTCTTTTCAAGTTCTTTAGTTTCTGTCTCTTTTACCTTTATTGCCTTGTCTAACTTTTTGACTTCTTCTTTTTTCTTTCCGCCAAAAAGAAATTCAAGAATCCAGTTTATGATTCCCATTGTGTTCTCCTTTACTTGGTAAGTCAATACCAACTTCGTTACAAATTTCTTCTAATGATAAATATCCAGTTCTATCATGTTCATCCAAATTCATCAATTTTTCTATCATCATTCTATACACTCTCGTTACATTTTCAGTATCTTCATTATTAACCTTCATATGATATTCTGCAGCAACATTACCTAACTGAGAAACCATACCCATTAATTCAATTATTATACTTTCAGGCAGTATCAAGTTCCTTTGATTCTTCATCTATAGCCTCTTCTAATTTAGTTATGTATTCTCGGGCCTCTTCAATTATTTTACTAAATTGAACCTCTCCCATTTCCCATTTTTCTTTTTCAAGTTCTACTTCATTAACACCAACTGAATTAAAAAATTCTGCCTTACCATCTGTTTTTTCAAATTCTTCTATACTTTGTTTTAAATCTCGTAAATAAGATTTTTTATTCTCATTAATCTTCTTCTTGGCATATTGTTCATATTCTCCATTAATACGAAGTTTATTTTCCATCTCAACTTGACAATCAAAACAATGTCCATTTATTCTCCAAAACTTATTATCAAGTTTTTTCTTCATTGCCTTCTTACAGGATGGACAAAACCATGGCATTCTTACTGTTGCCATAATATCAGTTAATTCTGATTTTATATCACCCTTTGGTTGTGATTTACCCTCGTATCCAACTTGAACATATTTTTTAGTATGTTCTTTACCTGAAAGTAAATCTCTCAATACTTCGTTCTGTCTTTCTGATTCTTTACTATATCCCATTGTAACTCCTATCCAAATTTCAAACTACCAAGTATCTGATTGATTGGTGCAAATGCTCCTGTGAATTTATATATCTTTCCTTTATACTTAAACACTATACCTTCACTTGGAACAATCGAATCTAATCCACCAATTGCACTTAGTTTCTCTATTTGTATTTTTAACTTTTTCAATTTTTCTACATTACCAGGTTTTTGTAAATCTCTCATAGCACTGATAACTTCTTTTCTCATTTTCTGTACTGATTGTTTTGGTGATGCAGCCATATACCCTTGAATATTTTTTAATATTTCTGCACCCACACCAAAGAACAATACTTCAAATGGTTTTATATTTTGTTTAAAAATATTTTGGTGATCCATTTTATCCGTACTTAATATCCAATCTAAAAATTTAGGATTATCTTTATAATCTTTTTTAATATCTCGTACCTTATATGATTTATCAAAGAATGCCCATCTATTAACCAAACTAACAAACTGATTTGGTTTTAAACTAACCTTATATTGTTTAGATGCATTAAAAACATATTCTCTCCACCATGCTTCATGATACTCTCCTAAACGATTGTTATCTTTCAATCCATACTGTGATTGTAATTTCTTTAATTGTCCTAAAAATTTATTTTTCATCTTACTAAAATTTTGATGTTTAGGTACGGTTAAAAAATTTGGTTTTCCAATTTTAAACATTGATTGTATATGTTGATTCATTTGTTTAATCATACCTGCCAACATACGAGCACTATCTTTTGGTTGTCCAATTGGTTTTCCACTTTCATCATATTCTAAAGTACCATGAAATACAATTTCTGCAATATCATAGTCAACTACATTTGCTGTTTTAGGATACATAACTTCTAAGTTCATCCATTTTTTACCATTACCAAAAACTTTATCTTTTTGTTTATCATTTAAACTACCAATAGCTTTTTCTAAATTCTTCATTGCCCCAACAAAAGCCTTTTCAATCTCACCTCTACCACTAAACATAGATTTTATTCCACTCGTAGTTGGTGCGGTTTTACCATGATTTTTCAAGTGTCCTTTGTTACGAGCTGCTCTTAACTTACCATCAACCCAACTTACCATTAAGTTTTGTCCGTCAAGTTTCTCTGTAACTCCATCTTCTCTGTCAAGTGTTCCACCTAACCCATTAATAATTATCTGTTTTAAATCTGAAAATGTAAGATTATTGTCATCAAATGGATGACTCATGTGTCCATAGGCTCCGCCCATAAGTAATAACTCCTTTGTATCGTTTGTTATGTCTATTTGATCTTGTAATTTTTTTATTTTATCCACACCTTTAGTAATATCTTTCATATCAAAAGTAGTGGAATCTTTAACTTTAGCTGTAGGTTTACCAAAGAATTTAATTATTTCCCAACCCAATTTATCTGCCATTTGTTTCATGTGTTTTCTATACTTTGGATATGGATTATCAACACTATCCTCATTAGATGTATCTTGATTTATTGTTTTACCAAATGTAACGGTATCCACTCTATCTTGTACATATTGGAAATCATATCCTGGGTCTGTTGCTCTATCATAATTTACAATATCACCAATTACTTCCCATCCTAAAATTTCTGCATGTTTTGGTGATACTCTTTTATAAGCGGCAAAATCATTAAAGAAATCATACAATCCCTCATCATCTAATATA